AAATATCCGCTTATTTCTATTAGCCAGTGGAATATCAGAATATTACAAAACACCTACAAAAGAAAAGGACCTATATTTTATGTAGGCAATGGGGTAAATCTGGAAGACTTTACTATAAGCGATAAACCTAAAGAGGGTAGAGTAGTTTTATTGGAATCTCCAGAGCCAACTAACATGGCTAAAGACACAGAAAAGATTGCAGTGCAAGTAGCTAAAAATCTGAGAGAAAAGGGATGGGCAATTAAGGGATTTGGCTTAAAGAAGCCAGTAGATAGAATCTATTCTGAATATCACGTAAAGCCAGACCTTGCTACTATGAATAGGTTATATGAGGAGTCAACCATAATGATTAAGGCTACTAAATATGATGCTAGGTCCACTGCCCCTTTAGAAGCTGGCACAAAGGGTACGGTAACTATACGATCTATAATAGATGGGGATGATGACCTTAATGAGTCTAATAGCTTTAAGACCGGTTACTCTTATGACAAGTTATTTGATGCCACGATGTTTGCAATAAATAACCCAGAGCAATTAAAGCAACGGTCTGAGAATATTAAAGCCCATGTGCAGACTTATACTTGGGATTACTGGATGTATAAAATTAATCAAATCTTATGCAGCTTATAGTTGGATGCGGTCCTAATTGGGCCAAAAGAGAGAATGACATTTTTTTAGATGTAAGACCATTTCACAATGTCGATGTGGTTCACGACCTTAATATAACCCCTTGGCCTTTCAAAGATAACAGCATGACAGAGATATCTGCTATACATGTGGTGGAGCATCTTAATAGCTTACTGGACTTTATGAATGAAAGCCATAGAATACTACAAAAGGGGGGAGCCTTATACATAGAAACCCCAGAAGCAGGGGCAAACCCAGACTTGCAGTTTGCTGACCCTACTCATGTAAGATGCTATCGGAAGCACACTTTCATAAACTATTTTACCCTATCTGAGGCTCATAAGTTTGGCTACACTGATAAGCTCTGGGCTATCATGCACATAGAAACTAAAGATGGAAACCTTATTGTCCACTTAACACCCCTAAAATGAGAATCTTAATTGTTGCCTTAGAATACTTAGAGCCAGAATGGCTAGAGACCTTAAAGTGTATCGAGGAAACTGGGTTATCTTATGAAATAGTCAGCCGGGATGGGGTTGGCAATATGTCAAGGGCTTACAATTCAATAGTAAACAAAGAGGCGGATTATTATTGGTTTGTCTCAAATGTTACTTTTAGCCCTCAGATGCCTTTTATGCTGGCAATGGCTTGCGAGGAGAGGGGCTGGGCTGGCATCCATCCGGCAATGCGGTCATCAGATCACAAATTCCAATGGCCTAATGGTAACGAACCTAAAGAGACCCCATTTATAGAATGGACTGCCCCTATGGTCAATGCTGAGATATTTAGGGATAACCTTTTAGATGAGATGCTGCCTTATTATTACATGGATTTGGATTGGTGTCATAGGGTCAAGCCTAACAAGGTAGGGGTGCATCATGGTCAGGTTATTGAACATACCTATTTAAGGAACAAACAAGAGCATCCCATCGGGCAACTAAGAAAGCAATTAAGGAACTACTGGACCCCTATCAGTCAGAGACACATGATCCAGAAATACGGTAAGGACTGGCAACAAAAACTTTGGCCTAAGTAAATTTGTATGTATTTGGATTTTTCGAGATATTTACAAAAATGTGAGGCAATGGCAGATTGGACCTGCCATCAGGTGAGTGCTACTTTAAGCAAAACTTTTGGAAGGTTAAGCAATTTTGCGGCTCACCTTTGCCTCATATCAAAGATAAAAATGTCGCAGAAAAATCCATCAAAGCGGCAGACAATAATACAAAGATTTATTTTCTATAATTTGCGATTATGTTATTTGCTTGCATTTGTAAGTTTATTGATACAAATGCAAGTAAAGCATAAGCATAGCCCATTTAATATAATTGCATTATAGGAAATCTACAAACTGCCGCTTAAATAAAATACCATGATAATAAAAAAAGGAACACACAAAAGCTGGCAATGCCCAGAGCTTATCCTTAACAAAGGTGTCATCAGCTTTATGGTTAGATTTGATGACAGTTGCAGATACAACATAGGGAAAGACCAAGGAGATATCAATAAACTCTTTGGAGTAGGTTACTTCCCACACCATCATAAAAACTCTGTTAGGGTAGGATGGAACTATTTACCCCAGACGGACAAGATTAGACTATATGCTTACTGGTATAATAAGGGGGTCAAAGGCTGGCATTATATGCATTCAGTAAACATCGGAGACTATGTTTACCCTTCTATATATATAAACCGAGGCACACATACAATAGATGTGCAAGGCAAAAGACTGATGATAGAATGCAAAGGGTCTTTAGGGTATCTATTAGGCCCATACTTTGGAGGCAACCAAACAGCCCCACATGACATTAATTTAGAAATAAGGAGGCTAAAATGACAACTTTAGAACTGCATGGCATTTACCATGAATTGGCTTTTTGGAAGGAATTTGTAAAGACAGACCGTTTCTTAAAGGGATGGGTAGGTAGAGTCAAGACACCGGAACTCAACCAAGAGGTGGCAGACTTTATAAAAAGTGTTCCACATGAAACAGTCTTAGATGTTGGCTCTGGTGTATGCTCAATTCTTAATGGGTTAGTAAATGTAACTCCTTGCGACCCATTAGGAGACCTTTACAAGCTGGTCTTTGACTTTGAGAGACACAAACTAAAAGCCCCACTACCCTACCCAGCCGAGGAATTGACCTTTAAGAACGAGTTTGACATAGTACATATATCAAATGCCTTAGATCACACCCAAGACCCAAGAAAGGCTTTAGATTACCTTTTACAAGCAGTAAAGCCAGGAGGGTATCTAATAGTCCAAGGGTTTTTCAACGAGGCCACACATGAGAACTGGCAAGGCTTCCATCAGTGGGATATATCAATAGATGATCATGGCTGCATGGTTATTTTAGGCAAAGGCTCCCAGACTATTATAGCTTGGCCTGCTCATAAATACTCTACAGTCAACTTACTGGGCAGAGATTGGTATTATTGGATCATAAAAAAATAGTCATGGTAATTTGCTGTGATATAGATGGATGCCTAACAGATGGTAAAATCTGGGTTGACCATAAAGGCAACATCATTAAGTCATTCAATAACAAAGACATAGGAGCCATAAAAGAGCTAATCTCTATGGGCTATCAGGTTCACTTAGTAACTGCCAGCAGTTGGCCCGGTGCAGAGCAATACCTCAGAAGGTCTGGGGCTGAGTTACATATAATACGAAACAAAGAAACCATCCCCTTTGATTATCAGATAGCCATAGGAGACTCAGCATGGGATATACCAATGCTTAATAAGGCAAAGCACCTATTCTGCCCAGCGGATGCCTCCTTAGAGGTAAAGTGTCTGGATGGGATGCATCCATTACAGACTCCCGGTGGTCAGGGCATCATGTTAGAGTTAGTTCGGATATTATCCGAGTTGTCAAGTAATCCTTGACAGCTGGAGATGTTTATAAGTTCTACTACTTATATTTGTCTAAGTGCCAGATATTTTGTATATTAGGGAGTGAATAAAGGGTAAAAAATCAACGAGCCTTCAGTCCTTCGGGGCTGAGGGCTTTTTTGTATGATAAAGAGAGTACCTAAATCCGAGATGCCTTGTAATAAGCCAATGAAAAGTTGGTTGTCAGGCAAAAAGAAAGTGGTTAAGGCTTGTGAGAATGGGGTAGAGAAGATAATCCACTTCGGAGACAGCTCTATGAAAGACTTTACCCAGCACAAATCAAAGACCAGAAGGAAGTCTTATTGCGAGAGATCAGGAGGCATAAAGGGTACAGATACCAAGCTGAGTGCCAACTACTGGAGCAGAAAGGTCCTCTGGAAATGCGGTAAAATAGGTAAGTAATGGCTTGCGGTTGTAAGAAAAGAAAAAAGAGAAAGTAATGCCCTACAAAAGCAGAGCCCAAGCAGCCTTTTTTAACATTAACAAGAAAAAGCTCGAAAAGCAAGGAGTTAATGTAGAGGAATGGAATAAGGCCTCTAAAGGCAAAAAACTACCTAAAAGAGCCAAGCAAAAGAAGTAATGTCATCACTCACCACAATAGACTGGGATTTTGTTGGCGAATACCTTATGGCAGGTTGCTCTGGGGTAGAAGTTGCAGCTCAGTTAGGCATCCACGAAAACACTCTGTATCAACGATGTAAGTCGGATTTGGGTATAGATTTTGTGGCATTTAAGCAAGAAAAGCAGGCATCAGGAGAAAGCCTTTTAAGAAAGGTCCAATTTGATGCAGCTATTAAAGATAAAGACAGAGCAATGCTTATCTGGTTAGGTAAGCAAAGACTCGGTCAGAAAGAAAAAGGCGAGCAAGATATTAAGGTTGATGGAGGCATTAACATAGTATTCAAGCCAGCCAATGAGACAAGTTGAGATAAGATATACCAGTGTCTTTGAAAGGAATTTGCAAGCCTATCAGGCGAAACAGTACAGGGTCATAGCCAACCAAGGCTCAACCCGATCTGGCAAGACCTACTCAATTAGTCAACTACTCGCTCTTTACATACCGCACAAGGAAAAGGTTACTATCTCGGTGGTAAGCCCATCTCTACCCCATCTTAAACGAGGGGCCAGGAGAGACATCCTAAAGATATTAGAGGATGCTGGGCTATACTCTGATGACAACTTTAACAAGACCGACAATGTCTATCACTACCCCAATGGCTCATATATTGAGTTCTTTGGGGCTGAGGACTCTGGTAAGGTTAGAGGACCGGGCAGGGATATACTATACATCAATGAGGCTAATTTATTACCCCATTCGATTTATCAGCAGTTAGCCCTTAGAACCAAGCAAACCATCTTTCTGGACTTTAACCCGGTAGATGAGATGAGCTGGGTCTATGATGTCTCGGATAGAGAAAGCAATATCCTAATCCACTCGACCTACAAAGACAATCCATTCTTGCCAAGTGAGCAGATAGCAGAGATTGAAAGTCTGAAAGATGCAGACGAGAACCTGTGGAAAGTCTTTGGGTTGGGAGAGAGGGGTAAGTCATCAGAGATAATTTACACCCATTGGAGGCAAGGTCAGTTCCCAGAGGATTGTGAGACCGTTTATGGTCTGGACTTTGGGTACTCAGTGCCAACAGCCTTAGTCAAGGTCGGGTTTCACGAAAGCCAGACATTTGTCAAGGAGTTGCTTTACGAGACCAAGCTAACAACCACCGATTTGATAGAAAGGCTAAAGCTCTTAAACATCAGAAGGTCAGATGAGATTTACTGTGATGCTGCTGAGCCTAAGACTATCGAGGAGCTGGTAAGGGCTGGGTACAATGCCAAGCCTGCCGAGAAGGATGTCTATGCTGGCATCCAGAAGGTCAAAAGCCAGCCATTGATAGTATCGCCTGAGTCTATAAACCTGATTAAAGAGATTAGGTCCTACAAGTGGAAGGTTGACAAAGATGGGAAGGTCCATCCAGATGAGCAACCAGTTAAGATGTGGGATCACTTATGCGATGCGATGCGGTATGCAATTTATACGAAACTAAACAAGCCTAAGTTTGAAGTAATGGCTTGGTAAAGAAATACAATGGGCAGAATACAAGATGCGTGGAATGCGTTAACAAAGAAGGCAGTGCCGATGATGCCGGTAGGTCAGCCCTTTGCCTCTTATCAGGTAACTGGAGGCACTTTTGTCGGTATTACTGACAACCGTACTAACTACATCCGGGATGGCTATCAGGTTAACGACATCCTCTATTCTACTATAACTCTTATTACTGATAAGTGTAAGCTACCCGAATGGGCCACTTACAAGGTAGTCGATGAGGCTGCCTTTAAGTTTTATCAGGGATTGATGAGAAAGAAAGACATCTCTACTGAGGACTTCCAGAAGGCTATGGGGTATAAGAAAAAAGCCTTAGAGCCTATCTATGTTGACAGACTTACAGAGCTTTTACGATACCCTAATGACTATGAGACCTTTCAAGACTTAGTAGCCAACTCAACCGGGTGGAAGCTAATCACTGGAGGTCGCTGTGTTTGGGCTCAGATGCTCGACATGGGAGCCAATCAAGGTAAACCATACCAACTACACAACCTACCTTACCAAGAGGTATCTATCATAGCTTCGACCAATCTGTTCCCTATAGTTGAGGAAGGGTACATGATCCCGGTCCTTTCAAATGCCTTATTCCCTAAACAGCAGGTCTTACATGACAAATACCAGAACTATGACTGGGATGTCAATGGAGCCCATCTGTACGGAATGAGCCCACTTAAAGCTGCCCTGAGAAGGTTAAGCAGAAGCAACTCGGCCATCAAAGCCAGTGCCGCTATGTTAGAGAACCAAGGGGTTAAGGGTGTCCTATATGTCGATGACCCAAGAGTTATCGGTGGAGGGGTAGATGTAGCCGATACAAGAAAGCAAGTAGAGGCTATTAAGAGTAAACTTGTAGGCAAAGGAGAATGGGTAGGATCAGAGAACTGGGGCCGCATTGGTGTCTCTGGTTATAAGATGGGATGGCAGTCTGTTGGGCTTAACCCAGTAGAGCTATCCATTATAGACTCTGAGAAATGGGATTTGAAGCGGTTTGCATCCGTTTATGGAGTGCCTTCTCAGTTAGTAGGGGATAGTGATACCTCTACTTATAACAATGTCAGAGAGGCTGAGAAAGCCCTTACGACTCGCTGTGCTATGCCAGCTCTGGTATCCTTTAGGAACCACTTTAACAGAAAGCTACAAACCGACTGGGGATATAAAGGTCAGAATGTCTATATCGACTTTGACCATACGGTGTTTACCGAACTCCAAGAAGATGTAGTAGAGAAGTCAAGCTGGATTAAGGACCTCAAAGCCCTTAGCCCTAACGAGCAAAGGATGCTCCTGGGCCTTGAAAGAATAGACAATCCTCTCTTTGATGAGCCTTGGATAACTACACAAGATGGAATGCCATTAAGTGAGTACGAGACTCCAAACATGGACCTCAGCGATGTTAACGAGGTAGAAGATAAGGTAGAGGAGGAAAATGACGAAATGAATGACGATTGATGAGATTGTCAGCACAACCTACCCGGTAACAAAGAGGGAGAGGTGCTGTGCGTTATTAAAAGCTAAAATGGATGCCAAGCGATTGGCTCTAAAAAATAGATTGATGGATGACCGACAAAGAGAGAAAAGAGTATGCGGAGAACTTCACGAGAACCAATCGGAAGTTTGCCAAAACCCACTTCCCTAAGGTCAAAAGACAACTGGATAAGGTTGTCAGTTCTTTGATAGGTACAATAAAGAAAGTAGGGGCCAGACAAGCCCAAAGCAGACTGAGGACCACACTTTATAACGATGAGCTTTATAAACCAATAGAAGCCATCTACAAGCAAGTGGGGGTCTATCATGCCAACCAGATGTATAAGCTAATTAGAAGGGAGGCAAATCAGAAAGGGATAGGCAGAGATGAGCAGTGGACCAAGTTTATCATCGATGAGTTAGAAAGGACCTTATTGCAATATGCAGTGGTCAAGACCTCAGAGACACTTAGAAACCATTTGCTCCTTGTCTTACAGAATGCTATCATAAAAGAGCAGACTGTGGATGAGATTGTCAAGACCTTAGAGCAGTCCGGCTTTACAGCCATGCAAGCCGAAAGGATTGTGAGAACTGAGGTAGGTCGGGCGGCAAACACTGGAATAAAGGCAGCAGCCGAGTCTTTTAACTACGAGATGGTTAAAGAATGGATTGCCTTTAGAGACTCCAGAACCAGAGGCTTTAAGCCTGAGCAACCTAAAGACCACTTTCACATGGATGGTCAGGTGGTAGGGTTCTATGAGAACTTTGTGGACCCAAGGAGTGGCGAGAACATAGAGTATCCGTTGGCTCCCGGTGGATCAGCCGCAATGGTCATAAATTGTCGATGTTCTTACATTGTTGTACCTAAAAGAGATAGTAGAGGTAGATTAATAAATATGGGAGGTGCTTGATCGGCTAAGGCCAGTACTGCGGAATAATGAAACAATAACCAGGGTCAACCCTCCCCAAATATTGAATATGAAAAGATATTTTGAACAAAAGACAGTCAGCAACTCAGTGCAAGATGTTAGCACTACTACCAGAAAGGTAAAGGTTGCAATCAGCCAGATGGGCTCTAAAGACCTTGACAATGATGTCATCGACTTTAATGCTTATAACAAGACTATGGCAGAAAGAGGTCCTAAAGGTGCAAACCTTATTTGGCACTTAACAGACCATAACCCAAGCCTAAAGTCAGCCATTGGCAAGTTCTCTGAGTTGTATGTAGAAAAGGATTATCTGGTTGGGGTTACCGATGTGCCAAACACTACATGGGGCAACGATGTCTTAGAGTTCTACAAGTCTGGTCATATTAACCAGCACTCAGTAGGTTTTAGA